CAAGGGCAACATCATCAAGTACGGCATGCGACAGGGGCGCAAAGACGGTAACGACGGCGACAAAGCCCTGCACTACATCCAGAAGCTATCGGAGGTGACCCGTGACGCCTGAAGCCAAGGTTAAGAAAGCGGTCCGGCAGACGCTCGATGCCCTCGGTGTGTATCACTTTTCTCCCGCTGCGAACGGCTACGGACGCATGGGGATCCCCGACATCATCGGTTGCTATCGCGGGCGGTTCTTCGCGGTTGAATGCAAAGCCGGACGGGGTAAGCCCACTGAGCTTCAGTTGCTCGAGCTCGAACACATCCGCGAGGCAGGAGGCATAGCACTGGTGGTGAATGAGGCGAATCTCCATGATGTACGAAAAGCGTTGGAGGAGCTAAATGAAACTTTATGACGTGCCGCGTAAATCACGACAAACGGCAATGTACTACAGGCATAGGATCGCAAAACATTTCGGAGTTGAATGATGAGCCGCGAAGCAATGAAGCTGGCGCTGGATGCACTAGAGAATCACACAGCGATCAAGCACCCGCAGCAGCGGCACTACAGGGACCGGGCTATAGATGCCCTCCGCGCTGCGTTGGACGCACCGGAGCCTGACTACGAGCGCGGGTTCATTGCTGGGATGCAAGAGCAGATGAAACGATCTGTAGATCAGGCCGTCAACGCTATGTGCAAACGCGAATGGATAGACATCACAGACGGTGAGCTATACGACCTCTGGCTCAAGACGCCCGCAGAGGCCGTGGACAGGTTTGCGTTTGTCCGAAAAGCTTTGGCAATGCAAAAGGAGAAGAACGCATGAACGAACTGTGTTTTTTTCTCGGCTGGGCGGTCGGCATTCTCACCGGCTATGTCATCTGGGCACCAGTTACACGGTTCAAGCAAAACTTTATTGATGGACTGACGCTACGGTTTCTGTGGAGGAAACATGATCGCTGATAGAGACCGCGCCAAACGCGGTCCGGCTATTGTTAAGACTTGCGAGCACTGCAAGAAGGAGTACATGTGCCCGAATGCTAGAAAAAATAAATCTCGCTTTTGCACTGTTACTTGTCGCAACAAGTCGGGTGCGCTACCTCGCATAAAGTACACATGTCAAAACTGCAATGACACATTTATGGCGCGTCCCGATCACGGCGCGGATAGAAGATTCTGTAGTCGCAAATGTTTTTTAGACAGTTGCATTCAACCAACCGACAAAGAGTGTTTGCATTGCGGCGCTATATTTAAAGCGGGTCGATCAGCAACGGCCACATGGGGGGATGGGCGCAGATTGTATTGTTCTACACAATGTTATGCAGATGGAAAACGCATACTGGAAGAGAAGCCCTGCGTTGTCTGCGGCGTAATGTTTTATCCGCGCAGCCGTAACCGCCAAGAAACCCAGCACACATGCTCTAACAAATGCAGAAAAGCATTCTTTTCAGGAGTGAACGCTGCCGGATTCCGTGGCGGCGTACATGTGCAACAACAGTCTAATCACAAGTTTGTGTTGGTTGGAAAACGTCAAGGCTATGTGACTAAGTACATGGCAGAACATCGATTGCTTATTTCTAAATATTTGGGGCGAATGATTAAACGCACCGAAGTCGTCATTCATATCAACAATCAGGGGCTGGATAACCGACTGTCAAATTTGTACTTGTGCGAATCAATGAGCGAATATGGAAAACGAAGAAACGGTAGCCTACCTTGGCCTATAGAAAGCAATTTGAAAACTTATAAGGAGAAGAACACATGAATCGCGAACTCTACGACTTCACTACCCCGCCAGATACACCAAAGGAAGTACACACAACCATGTATTACTTCCCGCACAAGGAGTTGAGCAGCATGGGGCTACCGTCTCGCGCTCCGGCGTACAACGAACCGCCCTGCATGGCTGTTCACTACAACATCTATGGGAAGTTGCTGTTCACACGGCTCATCTCTAAAGACGGAACGTATCAAGACTCATGGGAGAACACATGAACCTCGTCGTACTTGACTTCGAGACCTACTACGACCGCGAGTACTCGCTGTCGAAAATGACCACCGAGGAATACATCCGTGACCCGCGCTTCGAAGTGATCGGGCTATCCATAAAGATCGGCGACGGTCCGGCGTGCTGGTACCCACAACTTCACGTGGCCAAGGGCCTGCGCACGGTGGACTGGGAGCGGTCGATGGTCGTTGCGCAGAACACGCTCTTCGACGGCGCGATCCTCGCGTGGCGCTATGGCCTCCGGCCCGCAGCTTGGGGTGACACGCTGGGGATGTCCCGTGCGCTGTTCCCGCATGAGAAGAAGCACGGCCTCGCCGATCAGGCCGCGCGTGCGCAGGTTGGGTTGAAAGGCAACGAGGTCATTGCGGCGCTAGGCAAACGGTATTCGGATTTCACTGAGGACGAGCTCGCACGCTACGGCGAGTACTGCATCAACGACACTGAGCTCACGGCCAAGCTCTTCAACTTTTACGTCGGGGCACACAACTTTCCAGTGGGCGAACTCAAGCTCATCGACGCCACGATTCGCATGTTCACCGAGCCCACGCTTGTGCTCGATCAGACTCTTCTAGAGCAGCACCTCGTTGAGGTACGGGAACGTCATGCCGTACTGCTGCAGTCAGCCAACGTCGAGCGCGCAGCGCTCATGTCCAACCAGCAGTTCGCGGAGCTGCTTCGCAGCATGGGCGTCGAGCCGCCCACCAAGATCAGTCTGACCACGGGCAAAGAAACGTATGCGTTTGCGAAGACCGACGAAGATTTCAAAGCGCTGGCTGAAGATCACCACAATGAGACGGTACGCCTTCTGGTGTCGGCACGCTTGGGTGTGAAGTCAACGCTCGAGGAGACTCGGGCCGAGCGGTTTATCGGTATCGCCAAGCGTGGCGCGTTCCCTGTACCCCTGCGGTATTACGGCGCGCATTCCGGACGCTGGTCAGGGCAGGACTCGATCAATCTGCAGAATCTTCCGGCGCGTGACCCGGGAAAAGACACGCTCAAGCGCGCGATCAAAGCTCCCCCGGGGTACGTCATCATCGATTGCGACTCTTCGCAGATCGAGGCGCGCACGTTGGCGTGGCTGGCGGGGCAGAACGATTTGGTTGAAGCGTTTGCTAACAAGCAGGATGTGTATCGGTTGATGGCTGCACAGATCTACGGTGTCGCCCCTGATCAAGTCGATAAGACGCAGCGGCAGGTGGGGAAGACCGTGATCTTGGGCGCAGGCTACGGCGTTGGGTCCGCCAAACTCAAACTCTTCCTGAAGACGCAAGCGAAGGTCGACGTTTCAGACGAAGAGGCCAAGCGCATCATCGAGACGTATCGCCGGACGTATTACCGCATTCCGGAACTATGGAAGCGCGCCGACACGGCGCTCGCAATGCTCGCGTCCCAGATGCCGATGGCAATCGATGCCCAGCAGCTCATCCACGTGGTACCCGGGCAGGGCTTGAGTCTGCCAAGCGGGCTCTTCATTCGATACCCTGACCTGCGACAGTTTGCGGATAAAGAAGGACAACTGCGCTGGCACTACACCGCCAAGGGGCGCATCGCCGCCGTGTACGGTGGCAAGTGCGTGGAGAACTTCACGCAGGCCGTCGCGCGCTGTATCGTGGGAGAACAGCTTCTGCGGGTCGCCAAACGCTATAAACCGGTCCTGACCGTGCACGATGCGGTGGCGTGTGTCGCGCCGGAGGCAGAGGCCGAAGAGGCCGAGCAGTACGTCATTGAATGCATGTCGTGGCGACCCCGCTGGGCCGGAACCCTTCCGCTTGCGTGTGAGGCCGGACGAGGCGCATCATACGGGGATTGCTAAATGAGAATCCAAATATGCCGCACTCCCACTCTTCAATTAAAGACTTCCAAGGTTGCAGTCGTCGATATCAACAAGTCCGAGTTTTTAAACGATTCAAGCAAGCTCCCACAGAAGCAACAACTTATGGGAAGTTTGTACACGAAGCATTTGAAAAGTTTTTCGAAGATGGAGTACTCCCTGAAGCCCTTGCCCGTCACTCCGAGTTCTTGGAGGGGATTCGTGCAATGGCGGGCGAACGACTCTGCGAAGCAAAGCTTGCGTTTGACCGGAACTTCAAGCCCTGCGGGTTCTTTGACGCCAACGTATTCTTCCGTGGCGTCCCAGACTTCCTCCTCATCAACGGTAAAACCGCGTGGGTCGCCGATTGGAAGACCGGCAAGAGCAGCCGCTTCGCGGACACCTCCCAGCTTGAGTTGATGGCAGCTATGGCTATGGTGCACTACCCAGACATCGAGGTGGTCAAGGGCATGCTGTTCTTCATCGTCCCGAACGATGTCATACGTGCCACGTACAAGCGCGAGCAGCTCTCCGAGATTCTTTCCAAATGGACGGGTTTCGCTGACCAGATCGATGGGATGGATATCAATCAATCGTGGCCTGCGAAGCCCAGCGGGCTTTGCAACTTCTGCCCCGTGACCGAAGACGTTTGTGAACATAGGTGACGTATGCCGCGCAACTACAAATTGGAATATCAGAACTACCAAGGTACGACGGAGCAGAAGCAGAACCGCGCTCAACGGAACAAGGCCCGTCGCATGCTGGAGCGCGAGGGCAGCGTGCACAAGGGCGATGGCATGGACGTGGATCACAAGCAAGCACTGAGCAAGGGCGGCAGCACGGCGCGGAGCAACTTACGCGTCAAGCCCAAGTCCGCCAATCGCAGCTTCGCTCGAACGACGCGCGGCGCGATCAAGAAAGCTTGACAGAGTAGTAGAGACGCGTATTATCGGGGGGCCTGCCTTTGGGCGGGTGAACTCCTTCTGAAGTGTATTTGCGGCGTGGGTTTCCCCCACGTCGCTTTTTTCGTCGTAGGTACTTATGCAGATCATTGACAACAAGGCCCTGCTGCTCACGACTCGGAAGGCAGATCAGATTGCGCATCTGATCCCAAAGAGTCAGATCCTTGCGAGGAACGGAGAGCTCGGACAGGTGCTCGTGCACTGGGGCTATGACGAGACGCGCATCCTGCGCAATCTTCGGATCAAAGACGTTCCAAGCCCTATCTTGGGTCGATACACGTGGCCCGGGATCTTCACACCCTTTGAGCACCAACGGACCACCGCTGCGTTCCTCACATCCAACCCTCGGGCGTTCGTTCTCTCAGACCCGGGCACAGGTAAGACCGGCGCAGCGGCATGGGCGGCGGACTACCTGATGTCAATCGGCGTGGTCAAGCGCGTGTTGGTGGTGTGTCCTGTATCAATTATGGAGACGGCATGGCACTCGGACTTATTCAAAACCGTCATGCACCGCAGTGTGGCGTTGGCGGTTGGTTCGCGTGAGAAGCGAGAGAAGGTCATCGCCGGTCCGTACGAATTCGTCATCATCAACTATGACGGCGTGAAGGTCGTCGGCGGCGCGCTGGCGCAGGGCGGCTTCGATTTGATTATCGCGGATGAAGCTAGTTCGGTGAAGACGGTATCCACCGCCCGCTGGCGAGCCCTCGCGTCGCTGGTGACCCCCAACACTCGACTCTGGCTGATGACTGGCACGCCCGCTGCGCAGTCCCCCACCGATGCCTACGGCCTCGCCAAACTCGCTAACCCAAACAGTGTGCCTCGGTTTTACGGCGCGTTCCGCGACAAGGTCATGTACAAAGCTACGCAGTTCAAATGGCTACCCCGCGCCAATTCGGCGGAGGTCGTGCATCAGGTGCTGCAGCCCGCGATTCGATTCAGCAAAGCTGACTGCTTGGACCTTCCTGATCTGCTCTACACCACGCGGGAAGTGCCACTCACGAAGCAGCAAGAGGCGTACTACGAAAAGATTCGCAAGTCGATGGTGGCGTTGGCGGCGGGCGAGCGCATCACGGCGGTGAACGCAGCTGGGCTCATCAACAAGCTCCTGCAGATCAGCCAAGGCGTCGCCTATACCGAGGATAGGGAGGTGGTGGAGTTCGACGTAGGCAACAGAGTGCAGGAGTTGCTTGACGTCATTAATGCCACGGCTAATAAAGTCATCGTCTTCGTACCCTTCAAGCATGCCCTCGAGCGCGTAGAGCAGGAGCTGATCAAGGCGGGCATTACGGTCGCCACTATCCACGGCGGTACCCCCGCGTCCGCTCGCGCTCAAAACATCAAGCAGTTCCAGACGGAGACCGACCCCAAGGTCATCATGATCATTCCGCAGGCTGCGGCGCACGGCATCACGCTTACTCGTGCCGACACCATCGTGTGGTGGGGGCCCATCGCTTCGGCAGAGCTCTATCTGCAGGGTAACGCACGGGCGCACCGTGCAGGGCAGCGTAACCCCGTGACGGTGGTGCGCCTACAAGGAAGCCCCGTGGAGAAGCGCGTGTACGCCATGCTTGACGGCAAGGTGGATCTGCATCAAGGACTAGTTGACCTCTACGAACAGGAGATCGCTTGACACAGTTATACGACCATGTATAATCCTAAGTACAACTTCAAAAGGAGATCCCGTGGATACCACGAACGCTAACAAACTGGTCTCGGTCTACATAAAAATGCGCGACGCCAAAGACGCGCTGACTCGGGAGTATGACCTCAAGATCAACGAACTCAAGGAGCAGATGGATGTTGTCGAGCAGGCGCTCCTCGAGATCTGCAAGTCAACCGGGCAGGACGGCGGCAAGACCGCGTTCGGCACGTTTACCCGCACAGTGAAGACTCGGTACTGGACGAACGACTGGGACTCCATGTACCGCTTCATCAAAGAACACGATGCGATCCAGCTTCTGGAGCAGCGCGTGCACCAAGGCAACATGAAGCAGTTCTTGCAGGAGAACCCGGGCACATTGCCCGAGGGTTTGAACGCGGACGCTCGGTATGCCATCACGGTCCGTAGGGCCAGCAAGTAATCAAAGGAACTATTCCATGTCTGAAATCACTCTGTTCAAGCAAGCCAACGCCGTTATCCCTGACTACATCCGCGCCGATGACGATGACTTCACCCGCAAGATGGCGGGCAACCCCACGGGCAAGTCCATCAGCATCGAAGGCGGCGTCTGGCGCATGATCGTGGGCGGTGAAGAGATCGCCAAGAACGAAGACCGCGCCATGAACTTCGTGGTGGTTAACGGCTCGCCCAACGTCTCACGCGTGTTCTACACCGGTACGTACGTCAAAGGTCAGGCTTCTGCACCGGCCTGCTTCTCCGCCGATGGCAAAGCTCCGGACCCCACCGCGCTTGAACCGCAGAGCTCCGCGTGCGCCACTTGCCCTCAGAACGTCGAGGGATCGGGTGAAGGTACGTCCCGGGCGTGTCGGTTCTTCCAGCGTATTGCCGTGGTCCTTGAAGGCGACATCAGCGGCAACGTGTATCGGCTGCAGCTTCCGGCCAAATCGATCTTCGGTAAACCAGTGGGCGAGAAGATGCCCTTCCAAGCCTATGCAAGGTTTCTTGCAGGGCACGGGGTGCCGATGAAAGGCGTGGTGACCGAGGCGCGGTTCGATACGTCACAGTCGGTGCCAGTACTGACCTTCCGGTCGGTACGCCCGCTTAGCCGTGAGGAGTGGGAGATGTCGCTGCAGCAAGGCGCGACCGAGGACGCTCGCTCGGCAATCGAGACCAAGTTTAGCGCACCGACTACCAACACCAAGCGTGCAGCCCCGGCGCTTCCCAACACATTCACGCCCGAGGCCACGGCGCATATGACCGAGCCGACCAAGCGTGAAACTAAAAAGGTCGAGCCCACTGTCCCCGCCAAGGACGTGAAGTCTGTGCTCGCCCAATGGAGCTCTGATGATGGTGATGAGTAAATCGCGCGGGTATTCCCACAATATCGTCAAGCTGATCGAAGCCGCCGATCCGAACCTGATCGGCGTTAAGTTGGGCCGCATGTGCATCGAGAACGATATCTCGGTGCGCGACGTTGCCAACGAGCTTGGCGTTGCGCGGATGACTGTTTATCACTGGTTCTCTGGGCGGTTCACTCCGCGCGCCGAGTACGTGCGGCGCATCGAGGAACTGCTTGAGGCTCGCCGGACGTAAGCAGTATAGTTGTCCCCCCGGGGCTTGAGAGTGATCTCTGACGTAGCGGACCACGGCCCGCTGCCCCGGGTATTTCCGTGTGCTCAACCGCGTGGGGCGATGTGGCTAAACAATTCTACGAGGCGGTATTACCGCCCACCGGCACCTACTGTGCGGTAGGCATTCTGCACAAAAAGGTTGTCCATACATTTCACAGTTCGTTCGACGAACTGATTAAGCGAGGAGTGGAGTTAGAACATGAGGGATTCAATGCGTATTTTGCCTTAGCTACTTTTCGAGACGCCGACGCAGGGCGCAAAGCTACAAACACCGTAGAACTCAGGTCGCTGTTTCTTGATGTTGATTGTGGTTATGGTAAACCGTACCGCGACAAGATCGCTGGCGGGCAGGCTCTTCGGGCCTTTATTGAAAAGCGCGGACTCCCAGAGCCGGTAGTTGTCGATTCTGGGCGCGGCTTGCATGTGTACTGGCCACTAACGCAAGCGCTCGAGACGCCTGACTGGAAGCAGTATGGCGCACGCCTGAAGCAGACCTGCGTAAACGAAGGGTTCTCGGTAGATCCTGTCGTGCCTACAGACGCTGCGCGCGTGCTGCGCATGCCAGACACGAAGAACTTCAAAGACCGGTCCCCGCTACCCGTGCTCTTGATGACGCCGGTTGTGGCGTACGACGTCGAAGAAGTCGCTCGCTGCCTCGATGAGGTAGCTGCCGCCACGATAGATCTAAGCGCAGCCCGGGCTTACGGGTTGGATGATCTGACAAAGCAAATTGCCAATCGCGACTTTCCGCCGTCAGCGTTTTCGCGCATCGCTGCGCGAAGCCTCAAGGGCACGGGGTGCGGTCAGATCAAGTATGCCCTGCTCGAGGCGGAGACATTGGAAGAGCCGCTATGGCGTGCAGCCTTGTCAATCGCATGGCAGTGCACCGACGCTGAGGTCTCGATCCACAAGCTGTCAGAAGGGCATCCCGAATACAGCTTTGAAGAGACCGTCAAGAAGGCGGAGAACACTCGAGGCCCGATGACCTGCGCTTGGTACAAACAGAACTACCCGCAGCACTGTGAGGGGTGTACGCACAGCATCACGAGTCCGATCCAGTTGGGGCGCAAGATCGACGCTGCTCCGGTGCAGGCAAATGGTCAGACCGTGGTACCCACAGCGGTAATTCCAGTAATACCCGCCTATCCGTGGCCGTACTTTCGACCCGCAACAGGTGGGGTCTATCGAAAGGACAAAGATAAAGACGGCGATCCAATTGAAATCAAAGTCTACGACTACGACTTATACCCGACGGCGCGTTACTACGATTCAGATGAGCACGGTGAGGGTGACGGGGAGCTGGTCAATCTTCGCATCACAAGCCCGCAGGACGGAGTACGAAGTCTAACGGTGCCGCTAACGACGCTGATGGCAAAAGAGAAAGCCAGAGAGCTGCTGAACAAGCATGGCGTTGTGGCGATGACCAAGCAACTGGATGAAATCATGGCTTACTTTGCAACTTCAATCAGAGATCTACAGAAGAAACATCCGGCCACCCGCATGCACAACCAGATGGGGTGGACTCCTGATCTATCGAGATTTGTAGTGGGGGAAACGGAGTACACCGCGCTAGGTACCAAGTACACCCCAGCATCGCTTGCAACCCGCAGCATCGCGCCGTACTTAACACAAAAGGGCTCGCTCGAAGAATGGCGTAAGGTCGTCGACTTCTACGCGCAGCCGGGGATGGAGGCGCATGCGCTCGCAGTGTTCTTCGGCTTTGGTGCAATCCTGCTAAAGCTGGTCGGGGGGATCGAAGTGCAAGGCGCGACGATCAACTTGATGTCGAACCGCTCCGGTACTGGTAAAACGACTGCACAGATGGTCGTGAACAGCATCTTTGGGCACCCCAACGCACTCCTGATGCGGAAGAATGACACGCTTGCCGCCAAGATCCAGTGGATGGGCATGCTGAATACGATTGCTGCCACGATGGATGAAGTGACCAACGTCACGGATGAAGAGCTCTCGAACATGGTCTACGACATCCCGCAGGGTCGTGGCCGCAATCGCATGGAGTCGCAGGTCAACAAGCTGCGGATCAACAAGACCTCGTGGAGTACGTTTCTCATCACGTCCAGCAACTCATCGCTCTATGACAAGTTATCTCGTCTCAAGTCAACGGCCGATGGCGAACTGCGAAGGCTGATTGAACTGCGCATCACGCGTCCGCTCACCATCACCAAGGCAGAATCTGACGCGATCTTCGGCAAGCTGCAGCATCACTATGGGATGGCCGGTCCACTCTTTGTCACGTATGTGATGAATAATCTCGACAAGGTGCGCGCCTTTACGTACGGCATCCAAGCGCAGCTTGACCGCCTGCTCAATAACCAGCAGCAGGATCGGTACTACTCGCTGATCGGGGCTTGCGGTATTGCAGGAGGGCATATCACTCGAGATCTGAATCTGCATAACATACCTGTCGAGCCCGTGCTCAACTACCTTATAGCGACATTGAATGGCATTCAGGTCGATGTGCTTCGGCCCGCCGCCGACGCAAGCAGCATTGCCGTCGAGGCACTGAGCTCGTACATCAGCGAGAACCTTCACAACGCGCTCGTTGTAAACGGTAACCGGATTGGTAACGCGGCTCCCATCGCGCGCTTCTTGCCGCGTGGTCCGCTTCGGTTTCGGTTCGAGCCTGACACCGGCTTGGTATGGATACCAACTAGCGCGCTTAAAGAGTATTTCACTGAGCGGCAGATTGATGTCCGCTCAGCCGTATCGGAGCTTGCAAGTATGGGCTACCTGAGTAGCTCCACGGCAATCATGAAACGAATTGCAGCGGGCGCGCTCGAGGGGCTGGAGTCCTCGGCCATTCGCTGCTATCAGCTCCCGGCATCGGTAGTTGGAGTCGATGCAAATGCCTTTGAAAAAATTGCCTCCCCCACCGCCCCCGCGAGTGGGAACGGACCGGATAACGCTTCTTCCTGATGAACTGCGGCTGATCAATCTCTACGGGGTGGACTACTACATCCCGTGGGAATCGATGCCAATTGGCAGTTCAGTGTTTTTGAAGACGACGGCTGAGGTGTCCGAGGTGAACGAGCATGTCATTAAAATCAACAAGCACTTTCGATGCACGTTCGCAGCGCAGCAGCGCTGCGAGTACGGCTACTTCGGCATCCGAATTTGGCGGATCAGTTAAATCTTGACGAGGTTGCGGGCGTCTCGGATCCACTCGAAAAGCCCTTGCTCGTACTTCTTCACTTCGGTCATTGCGTCAGCGCGCTCTTTCTGAGTCATTGACTCAGCAGCTTCCTTAGTGTTGAGCCAGTTGCGATAGGCGCGGGTGCCTTCGATCTCTTTCAGCGTGCTGTTGATTGCTTTGTACAAAGATAGCTTCTCAGCGTTGTCTTCGGCAAACTTCGCAGCGCGGCCCAGATCCCGCTTGGCCAAATCATTGAGCGTGTTCTGCGCCTGCACGATTTTGTCTCGGGCTTCGTAAAACTCACTTGCGCGGCGGGTCCCAACAGGGTCGTAACCAAAGGCCGACATGCCAACCATTTGGTGCAGGGGGCGATCCATCTTGTCTGGGTTGATCAAGGCGTCGGTGGTAGCCAGCATGAGTCCCGCCGTTGTGCCGAAGAACCCCTGCAAGATGTTGTCGATCTTGATAGGTGAGACCTGAATGGTGGTCGTGTCGGCAGTGAAGCGAGCGATCTCTTTGGCGAGCTCTGACGTGCGGCTGGTCGAGCGCTCACTTGGCAAGAGCTGCTGCTGATAAGTACCCTCAAGCGGACGCTGAGTGAGGAACGAGTAATTGGTTAGGTTCTCAAGCAGCGGTTTGATGGCCGACGGAGTGAAGCCCCGGCCTGAGTACTCATCGAACGCAGCTTTGAACCACGTGATGACCGCTTCGGTCGCCACGGCCTCGTCGGGCGTGCCCTGCTTACGCATGGCCTCGAGCACTCGCTCCGGCAGCGCCTTGAAGAGAATGCCTAGCTCGCCCGGAACCGGGATGCCAAAGCCGTTTCCAATCACCCACGTTTTGTCCCGCTCGCGCAGCTCCATGTTCTCGTAGTCTTCGTCGCCCGCTTTGGAGAACGCATAGATCGTTGCGATCGCCGTGACGTACGCAGCGGTTTTGTAGAAGTCGACAAGCGCAGCTTTGCGCTCGAGGCCGGACGCCGCATCCTTACCCGTAAGTGAGCGATAGAGAACGTCCATGCCTTGGATGTACGCGTTGTAGAACGGGATAACTTGCGTGAGCATATGGAGGACGCCCAACTGATCGCCCATGCCATACCGACGGAAATTGATGATCTCGCGTGCACGATGCAAGGCAAGAAGCTTGTCGCCGCCCTCCGCCAGTGTCTGCTCATAGATCGCACGGCGCAGCGCAAAGTCCGAGGCTCGAGCGATATCGCTTAGTCGCTGCACCATCTCCCCCAGCTTGCCGCCCGCACGGGGTTTCGCGCCTACGCTCTTCAAGAACGCATCGGCTGCGCCATCCATACGGAAATCGAAGTCCCCGGCCACACCGTACTCACCCAGTTCGTGCTCGACTTTTGGCAAGTTGCCAAGGACAGCAGCCTTCGAGAACTCGGTGAAGTTGGAGAGCACACGTGCGGTTAACGCGGCCTTGTCTTGAACGCCGGAGTACATGATGGCCCGCTGGATATCTTGCGGAATTTGCGTGGCCGTAAACGTCGGGATTGCCGTGATGGCGGTACGCAAAGCTTGCGACGCTTTGCTGAGCACGTTGAACAGCCCGGGCAGGGGGGCGATATTTATGTTGAACGCAGCCGCGTGATACGCCGATGCGGTTTCAAAGAAGACCTCATTGCCCTTGACGTAGGCTTTGACGACGCGATCTTTATTGTTGGAGTTGATTTGGCCGGGCCCGCCGGGTAAGAAGCGCGCCTGCTTCTCTTTCTCCAAAGCGCGGAGCGTACGGATGGTGGCGTCCGTCTGCACGACCTGTCGCACACCCCAACCCAGCCAGTTGAAGTAATTGTCGAGCGCGTTCTTGACTTGGCGGTCGACCGTCTTGGCGTCAACAAGCTGAGGGTTGGCTTGGCCCAACTGTGCAATCCCTCGGCCAAATCGACGGCCCGAGCGAAACGCATCCTCAACGTCCTCCACGCGGTCAAACGGAATGTAGGCAGTTGCCGTCTTCCAGTCGTCAGCCATCTCCTGCGGGATGCGTCCGACTTTCACCATGTTGTCGATGACATCGAACCGCGCAGCGTCAAGGAGCTTACGCAGAGTCGTATTGAATGTCGGGTCCGAAGAGTAGATGGCGTAGTACTTCTGGATCTCTGCATCGGGCATCGACACTGGGAACTCACGCCCCTTCGCCATCGACTTGTTCAAGTCTTGGAATTCTTTCTGGCGAGCCGACTCCATGATCTTGCCGGATTCAGTCCACGCATCGGCAAAAGACTTTTTGTTTTTCTTCGCCCAATCGGACACGATTTCGATGATCTTTGCCGGAGGCTCCAGCCCCGGCTTGGATACCGCTCGCCAGAGCCCCGTGTCTTTCTCTTTAGCGATTGACCCCCTGCGCAGGTACGCCGGGATAAGTTGATCCGAGGCTTCAGCTTGGCGGTACAGAGGCTCTAGGCTGGGCTGCTGCAGCGCGTTGCGCACGCCGCCGTTGAAGTCCTTGCTGATCGACTCGAGCGCTGTAGCGCCTTTGTCTGCGACGCGCGTGCGAAACTTCGTGATGAAGTCGGTTGCCGCTTGACCCATCTGGAGGCTGCTGCCGCCAGTGGGGTTCATCATCGCGGTTAGACGGCGGGACTCAGAGATGTTATCTGAGTCTAGGAGAAAGGTTCCAATATTGCCGATGGCGGACTTGATTTGATTCGGGTTGTAAACGGCAAGGTTTTTACGGCCACCTTCAAATACATAAAAGCCGTCAAAGCCAGCCCACTGAATAGCTTCTTGAACTTCATCAGATTCAATTGTTTCCCATGATCCTTCGGAAATGCTGTCACGAGTGTTTCCATCTAAATAAACGAATTCCTTGAGTTTATTAATATGAGATGGTTTTTTGTAATCAAATGGATTTTCTGCCCTCACAAACACTGGCATGATATTGGCTCGTGTCTCTAACTTCTCCCTCAAGACACCCATCAAATTATCGCCAATGCCAACAGTGTTAATTGCTTGGAAAAGCGGCAACTCCATGTAGTAATCTATATGCTCTTTGCGAGTGGTTTTAAATAAACCTTTTGAATTTTCTCGCGTGGCAAGCTCTTTGTTTTTGATTGCATTGTCAATCAATGGAACAAGAATCGCCCTTTTTTCATCTGGTTTTTTATCCAGATCGTTAGCGATCTCTTTCACTACAAAGTCTTCCGACATTCCAGCAAAACTTTCTGCGAATTCGGGAGAATCAGTTACAAAAATAGCGTTAGCTCGCTTGGGGCGAAACTTAGTGATATCCCGGGCAGTGCCGTGATACATCACCTTTGGCGTACCGTCTGCGTTTACGATCTTACTTTTCCCAAACCATGTTTTAAACGCAGAGCTGTCGAGCTGTGCGGAGCGCGCTACGCTTGCATCTGCCGGTTCTACCCGCCATCCCTGCGCGAGTGCAATCTTATCCGGATCACCCCGCCACATACCGTCGAGGAACTCTTTAACCGTCGGCGTGGGGGCAGTGCGCTGTCCAGAGAGGATGGCCACGAGCTTGCGCATCTTGGCGGCGACAGCCGCGAAGAACTTTTCCACGACCGACATCGGCTTGTCATCGGTCGTCACCCAACGGGCGACGTTGTCCGCGAACCATTCGTTAAACCAGATGTGGTAGCCGAGCTCAAACTTTTCTTTGGGTTGGCCAAGATCGGCTTCACCTTCGGCTCGCTCCACCATTGCCGGAGGAGACCGCGATTCAAGCACCTCTCGCATCGTTACCATGCCTTTTGCGCTCGTTGCCCACTTATCAAACGCAACTTGAATAGCATGCTTCGTGGCAATCGGAGACTGGTCAAACATTACGCGTTGTACGAGGTGCCCAAACTCATGCCCGATGGTGGTAATGATTTGATCTGCTGGGTCAGTTAAGTTAACGCCCAATACAAAGTCTTTATACCCCGGGCCAAAGGGAGATAAATAGCCGTTGACCCCAGACACATGTGCATTCGCCCGGTTGTAGGCCCCATAAAGATTATATTTTTCGCGAGCATCGGGCGATAAATCAAGACCGCGTAGGAAGATACGCACGCCCGGGGCACCGGGGGGCGTAAGATTAAGCTTCTGCACCAGCTCATTAAGCAGATCAACATACCGTTGGTCAACCGTTGAATCGCCAACAACCGGCTTGGTCGCACCAGTAAACGGACCATCCGGCAGAGCCCTTTCTCGCGCGGCCTCTTCTTGATCCCACTGAAGCACCGTAGCTGATGCTTCGCGAATTTCAGCGTCAGAAAAATAGAGTTTGGCGCGCACCCCATTTAATGATATGGCGTTGCGGTCATTTGCGATGATGGGGGCCGTTTTACCGCCACGCGTCCACCCCATGAGAACGAGAATTTTACCGTCAAACGATATGGGCATAGCGTTGCTGTAAGAATCGATTGCGCGCTTACCCCAGTCAGGCAGATCTTCGTACTTCGGCGCAACGGAGACGGCGGGCGTGGGTTCGGCAGCAGCTTCTTCCTCAGCTTTCCGCTTAGCTTCCGCCTCTTCAGCCTTGCG